ACAAACGGTCCACTAGCTATTGCATGTTGACCTGCAATATATAGATAGCTGTCAGATACATCAATATCTAAGCAACTTGCCATCGAGGGAAAAGCAATAGGTGGTCCCCCTGATGGTGGTACTCTCTGCCATATAGTATTCCATTGATCATCCATAAAGTATAAGTAGCTTGCTGTGCGTGAGAAGCTACAAGGAAAAGAGATAACTGGGTCGAGATAATCAACAGTATCAGGGTAAGACCAAACTCTGTCATCACCACCTATAAATGCTCCTTGTAAAGTCAATCCTTCTGGATAACCTGTTATCTTAGGGTTGCCGACATAACCGGCGGGGTGAATATCTACCCAACTGTTTCCATAATCTGGAGTTCTATAGATTTTAGTTGGTGCGACACCAACATCAAGACAGTGAAGACTGCTATTATAAGCACATTCTAGTTGAGATAACCTTCTCGACTCCATACCAGGTGAGGGCCACTCTGATCTAACCCCCCAAGTTCCATTTATTCTCGAATAAATACGTAGAATATCAGTTGGGTGACCATCAAGGTTTGCACATTTAAGATATAATTCACTCGGCTGCATACAAAAATAGGTGTACTCCAACCATATAGGTTTTCCACCTGCTTTGGAGTATTGAAGGTTCTCTTTGAACACTCCCTCATCATATACATATACTAACCAGGTATTCGCTTCACTGTTGGCTGGCCAACCAATCCCATCCCATATAATATTGCCAGCCTGTTTAGCTAACCACAGCGTTCCGCCCCAAGCAGTGAGTTTGCAATCTCCCATGTGAGCTGATTGACCAGGTGCGAGGGGCGGTAGAGTGTATGTGCGTACCTTCTTTCCTCCTTCCATACCAAATCCCGTCCAAGTGTCACATATTAAACCACTTTCCCCAGTGTAAGGGTCTATTATAATAACTCTTCCTGTACCTTGGTTGAGACCATACCTGTCTTTTATCAGTACATATACTGCCCCATTACAATAAGCAATATCAAGAGGGTTTGCTGCCCCAGCATCAATAAACCAAGGAGTTAAGTCTGCTAATATACCTTGTATATCAGTAGCTTCATCATAGTAAAGTACAAAATCTCCAGAAATCCAGAATAGGCGTTTTAATCTATTAGAAACTAGCTTACCTTCAAGCGCTCCACCACCACATACTACGTTCCAATTACCCATTAGAATATCCTCCTTGAATTCCAACTAAAACCATTATCTAACGAGTAGTAAATCCAAGTAAATCCATCATAAGTAGCTAATACGTATACATAACTAGGGTCATTATGAGCAGTCACTATACCTATCCAATCTAAATTTGCTTCTACTACACCTGTACCACCTAAAGGATTACCCATTGTTTGATTAGTCCAAGTACCGCCCTTATCTTCTGTATAGTAAACTCCATCCTGACAAGAAGCCCAAACCACATCATCGTTGACTACATTGATTGCATAGACATAATTAGCAGCGAGAGCGGTTACTCCCCAACTTACTCCCGCATCCGGAGACCTATAGACTCCCTGACCCCAAGTAGCTGCATACATGATCATTTCTTCTGGAGGTGGGGTGTCCCAGCCCCAAAACTTGGGGCATCTCTCGTCCAGAGCTATTTCTAATTTGTAGGTCTCTTTATCATAAGTAGCTTGTAAGCTGGTTAATACACAAGAAGCATCAAACCCGCTCCAAGAATCTGTGAGTTTAATTACATTACCTATCTCTAAACTAGGGTCCCCAGGTATGGTTAATACTTTAACATCTAATGGCGAGCTAAACTCATATAACATTCTTCTTGCAATTTCGTCGGCTGTGGGTTGATTATATATCTGACCTGTGGCGACAACCACTGCTCTCGTTTCATTAGGTAAATATGTATTAGGCCAAATTATATCTGCAACTAACCCATCGTATCCAAATACTACCGCTCTGTTTCTCAGGTAACCATCATCTCTCGTCCTTTCATAACTCATATAATCGGTGATGGTTGCAGACACCGCTCCGTATTTGTTCATGCTGGTACCTTGAATAACCCCATTCCTATCTGCATATAGTTGGTATGGGCACATCTGTAGAGCTTGGGTTATCGCATCCCAAGCAGTCATGTACTGCCAACCAAATCCTTCAAATATATTATACTCCTCAAGTGCACCTAGATTACGATTATTTAAGCCTGCCAAACTGAGAAAGACGCCGACCCAGTGACCGACCGTTTCACCATTGCTTATATAGTTTGTTTCTAACCAAGTATCTTTAGCTTTGATCAATACGTCGAAGCATTGTAAAGGGACTTCGTAAGGTAATCGCTTTTCGCCAAACTCTCCTGTATATCCAGTGAATACCTTAACCCCATCTTCCCAAAACTCAACGTCTTGGTAGGTATCTATATTAGCTGGAAGGTTAGCAGCTAACTGTAAATCCAGTGTACCAATAGGTTTACATACACAGTTATATCTTTCAGAAGATATAACATAACTAGAAAAGTCTACCGCGTTTATAAGTAATTGAATACTCATCGTGAAAGATTCAAACTCATAGTATACCCACTATCGTCTATCCTGTGAGATACCGAATATATAAACCACTCGTCAGCTACCATTCCGGTAAATGGTTCTGTGACATCTATAGTGTCTCTACTTCTAACTAGGTAATCTCCTATAGTCTCTAAGCGTATGAACTCTGTTAGTTTATTATATAGTTCGAGGTTATATTGAGCAGAAGAATCTGCCATGCTCTGTAAATCAATCAACTCACTAGAAACTATAGCTGTTTTGTAGAAGTTAGCCGGTAGGAATGATTTTCTAGCTGGAGGAGGCCAAGGGTTTGGTGTATCATCTTCGTGTCTTTCAGCGTAGATGCCACTCTTACCAAATACTACTACTTTATTTCTCAGGTTATCTGGGTTATAACCATAATCAATTAAGACTATATCCCCCGCATTACCTACATCGAATGAATGAGTAGAGGGAGCTACCGGTACAGGGAACTCACGTTTGAAATAAACAACCCCATTTTCAGCAAAACAGGTGTACGCTAAGATATTACAGATTAGCCTAATTCCATCCCAAGAAGTCATCAAATTAAATTCGGCTGGAGATGATGTACCAAAGGTAAATGCAGTAGCGGCACCGACATAAGCACCGATACCAGCTTCAGATAATAAATCTCTAACCAAATTCTCTGCTGCAATATTTTCCCTGCTCCAAGGATGGTCTATATCTGTAGATACGATAAAATGTTCTATAGCGCGTTTTAATACGTCCCGACCTTCTACACTATAAGTACCAGGCATTCTGGTCTCGGTAATTTCGTCTACATACCCCTGAAATATAGGTCCATGAGCAGCATCGAACCCCATATCAATGGTCACTACATCATTTAAGTCAAACCCGGTTATATCGTCAGTATCCAAAGAGAACCTAGCGCAGGTTTGCTTATATCCCTCAGATACCTCTAAGCTGAGTATATCTACAGGGTTACCATTTATCTGTACGTCGGTAAATATACCTTTAGGGGCCATCTTTCACCAATTCTGCGGTAACGCGGTAGACCGCTGTATCTCTACTGGTATCTAAGATTCTATCCGCTTTGAAACTCATGACTACAACGTCGCCCTGAGCACTAATATCTGAGACTAATGCTTTAACTACACCATCAGCTAGTGGCAAGATATTTGCTTGATACCCACTAAACACAACAAAGGTTAGTGTGCGTCGGTAACTTGGGCGACCAGCGTAGTGAAGTTGTGTCTGAGTCGAATCTAAGACATCATTCTCACCGAGTCTTGGTTCAGTCTGCCAATCTGTATCTTTCTCTACAAAAATTCTAACGCCGTCTAATGTCCAAGCCATATTTTACCTCAATATCTCTCTAGCGCCCCTAGTTGTTTTATAAGTCTTCTTAAAGTCTTTGTATATATATCTACTAATTTGTCGGGCGATCAACCTACCATCTAACGTAACACTGATAAAGTTAGTAAGATTATTTGTAGTACCTGGAACATCTATTGTCAAATCTATTGGTGGTTGTTCTATGATAGGTCGTTCTGGTGGTACCATAGAATATAATCCCCCGCCACCTCGACCTCCTGGAAGTTCTTTTTCTAAAAGAAGAGGTTGTTTTGAGAGAATATCGAATAAATTCATAAACCAAGTAGTTAGATTTTCAAATATGGTTGGTTCCACCACCTCTTCTCTTTCTGGTATAAGAGGTCGTCCTTCTATCTCTCTTAATCTCCAAGCCTCATGTTCTTCCATGCTTGGTGGTCGGCGTCGTTCTATATCCGCTAATTCTTCTCTTTGTGCTGCTTCTATTTCAATTTGTGCAAACCTAGTCACAGCTTCGAGAAGACGATTTTGGTCCATCTCTGGGTATTTCTCTAAGAGCAATTCGATAGACCCAGTACCAATCCCCTCTCTACTTAGAATCTCTATCATAGCCAATATACCTGAATGTATATTGGAAGTATGTAACGCCGTATCCCCTGTGTGTAATGCCGTTTCTCTCGTTGGTTCTAATAGCTCTGGTAATTCAGGATAACCACCAGCTTGTTCTTGTCTCTGGTAGAACATAGAAGTAATAGGTACCCAGAAAGTAGCTCCAGAAGGAATATTCCACATACCCTCTAATTGCTTTTCCTCTAATTCCTTAATATCCTGGAGGGTAAATAACATAGCTTCGTTAGTAGAGTAAAGCTGTTGTAATACGTTACCAGGCCCAAGAATTAAGTTAAATTGCTGGCCCTCCATTTCCATATATTGCTGAGCAGACATTCCCTTTAACCTAGCTAAGTATTCCATCCAATATCTGTTGCCTTCAGCAATCTGTTGCATCTTGCTAGGATCAACGTCTTTTAATCTCCTAACATTGAATGTCTCTTCTTGAGCGTCTTTTAATCTATCTAAGTCTTGAATTACTGCATCAACGTATTGTTGTGATAGTTTCTCTTGCCACTGCCAAGCGTGCTCACCTGTAGTAATGAAGTGAAGAGCCCATCTATCTATAGAATCTAAAACCTCATCTGGAATCCCAAGCTGCTCCATAGCTTCGGATTGTAACCGTCTGGCCATGTTTATGATTTGATTAACTTCTTCTTGAGTTCTCTCACCTAAGTCCTTAGCGCCAGGATAAGGACCATACTCTGTTGCCAGTTCTTCTCGTCTTAGGGCTTCGAGAGTATTCATAAACTGAGACGCTATCTCGGCAGATAGATCGCTGGCTTTCTCTAGCTCCATTACATTTGCAGCTAAACCTTGTATGAACCCGATAGATTCATCACTCCAATCTACCATCTCCATACCGAGGGTCATGTATTCTTTACCGGTATCTTCTAGTTTTCTACCGAGTGATGCGAGTGCAACTTCCTCAGCGTAGATAATAGGAAGTAATCGGTTGGTTATTTCGTAGGTTCTGTCTACTATTTTATTGTATTCTCTAGCAGAAGCAATATCTTTACTAATCAACTCAAATGGAAGTTCCATTCTACGTTGTTTTAATCGTGCTTCTAGCTGTGGTTCATAAGCCTGTTGAAGTTGCTGTGCTCTCTGAACAAAAGCAGGAAATTCCCCCTCTGCTCCTAATGCTCTGGCTTCTGCTTCTCTTTCTGTTACTGCGGTTAATTCATCTAATGCCGCTATTAACTCTTCGTATCTTTCAGCGCGTTCAAGTAGTCCTTCCCCAGGGTCTCTCATCGCTCGAATAACATCTATAGAAGATGCTGCCATAGACCTTATGAGGTCTTCATCCGAAAGTGTTTTGAGTTCCGGATGGATTCTCATAACAAGTTCGGTTATACTCCCAACTATTCCTGGTCCTAAGAGACCAACTTCTAATTCTCCTAAAATATCCTCTCTAGCCATACCTCCAGCAGTTGGTACTGGGTCGAGTCCTAGTTCTTGTCTCAGATAAGGTATGTAGCTGCTTATAGTATCAGCAAAACCTGCACCGATAACACTACCAATCATACCACCCAAAGGTCCCATTACGGCGTATCCAAAAGCAGTGCCAGCAGCAGCACCGATTCCTTGTCCTATACTTCCTGTTGCAAGTCCAGTAGCAAGTCCTGCGGCAGCACCGTAAACTCCTCCAGTAGCTAAACCCCCAACACCTGGTCTAACCATAGGAGCAATCCTTCCTTTAAGTCCACCTACCATACCGCCGACACCAGCGCCAGCCATTAGTTGACCGAGCTGCATCTTTTGGCCTAATGCCCAAGCAGCCATATACGCTATTACAGCGGCGGTAGCGGGACCGAGAAACTCTGTCAAGCTATCAATTCCCTTGACTATTGAGGCAGTAGCATCAATCATACGGGTGAGCATTTCTAACAATCCACCCTCTGTACCAAGAGCCTCACCTAGCTCCATAGTAGCGTTCTTTAAATCAATGATCGCTGTTGCTAAGGTATCTGTTTTGATGGCTAAGGCTGCTTGTGCTTCTCCTTCTGCTTCTTCACTGACGACAGCCATTTCTTGGGCCAGTGTGAATTCCTTCATCATACCGACCATCTGAGCGCGTCTGCGAGCACCCATACCGCCCATACCGCCCATTACCTCACCAAGTTCTCTCTCACCTATAACACCTGCTCGGTATAAGTCGCTAATATCGTTTAGAATATCCCACAAGTCTCTCAGATTACCGTCGAGGTCTTTAACGGCAATACCTTGAGCTAATAAGAGTTTTTGTGTACTTGGAGTAGTTATAGCTGAGGTCATTGCTCTGACAGCATTGGCAACCTGTTGCTGTGATAGGTTCATAGTGGTTGCCATAGCCGCAATTACGCCATTTAATTGATCAACAGAGAGACCGGCGGCTTCGGCGTCTGCCGATACAGTAGCAAAGGATTGAGCTAAGTCGCTTATAGAAACCTTAGAGGCACGAGAGACTGCAACCCAACTATCCATTAGGGCTACCCCTTCTGTCAGGGGCATGCCTAACTGAGTTAGAGAAGCGACTAAAACATCTGTAGACTTAGCTAACTCCATGTTACCTAGTTTAGCTAACATAGCGGCGTCACCAAGTAAATCAAATGCTTGAGCTGTATCTGTTCCACCAACCGCTCTTAGGGCTTCATCTGTAGACCGTAATACGTCTACGATCTCCATACCAGTTGCACTAGCTACAGCAGCTAATTCATCGAAGTACCTGCCCATAGCCTCGGTCGATTCTCCAGTTACAATAGCCATATCAGCCATTGCGTCTTGAATATCGACCATAAATGTAAACATCTGCTGCATCTGGCGGTAAGCACCAAATACTAATCCAACCGAAATAGCCCACTCAGCTACCTTGGTAATATTACGAGCAATCATCTGGTCGAAGGTTTTAAAGCTGGTACGAGTGTCTTGTAGAGCGCGACCAAATTTATCGAACCTAAAGGTGGCTGATCGAACAACGTCGCCAGCTTCTTTATTACGAAAAGTAAATGAAGCAATTTCAGAACCAGCTTCGATGGTTGCGCTCCTCAAGTGCTCCATCTTCAGCTTCATATTTTCAAGTTTCTTGATAAATTCATCTAATCGCTGCGGAGAACCTAAACGACCTATCAACTCTTCTTTAGCGGCTGTTTCTTGTGGGAGCATTTCGCCCCCCAACTTCATCCTAAATGGAACCCTTTCCATTTGTTTGGTCAGTTCATTGGTCATTACGATTTGACCAGAGATCACATCATTTATTTGCCTTAGATTACCAGCAAACCCAGTTGCTCTCGCCCCTACTTTTTCATATTCGGCGTTTAATATCGCATAGACCTTAGTTAGAGAATCTAATATTAATTTTTGGTCTGTGAAGTCTTTATTTAAGTCTTTTAATCCGGTGACCTCAATCTTTGTTCCTCTGACGAGTTTTCTATATGCTAATTCTTGTAGTTCTGCTGCTGTTGGTCCTTTTTCTGCTCTTGGGTCTACTTCTCTATACCCTCCAAGAGGCGTTACCCTGATCCTTCTTGCATTAGCGAACAGTTCTTCCATATTGTAAGAAGTAGTTTTTATGGCCTTACCCAATCGCTCCATAGCAACCGTTTCGGCTTGAGTGGCTTTGCTCTGCCCCATATTCTCTAAGGCAGTTACTATCCGAAGCACTGCATCCTTAGACACATCTGCCGATTTAGTAACTTCTTGGAAGTATTGAACTATTTTTGTGGCAGGATCAGCGCCAGACAGAATAGTGAGAGCTTTTTGTAGCGTCTCAAGTTCTATTCTAGTTGAACCCGCTGCTTTGGCCAGTTCTATTATCTGCTGTATGACCGGGCGGATGTTACTTGCCATTCTATTCTACCTCATCAATTATGAACTCTAGGTGATCTGATTTTCGATCAAAGATTTTGTCAAACCAAGATTCAAGTTCTTCTGGTCGGTTCCAAATATTCTTCGGTGGTCGTTTCTCTTTTGGTAATTCCATGAACGAATCAATCTGCATTTGCTTTCTACAACAGTAACTTATAGTGTGAGGGAAATCAGACACGAATCTTAAGCTATTATGTAAAGGTTGGCTAATAGTTTTGGCAATGATCCACAAGTTTCTAAAATCATCACCTTCGGCTAGTTTTTTAGGTCTTCTCCTCCCATTTCGAGCTGAAAATATCCACTTACAATCTGACTCTTTAATTCAGGAGCAGCGTTTTCATAATCCTTAAAACTATTAAACCCTCGCTTGGTTCTCTTTTTATCCAAGAAAGTACCCAAATAAGCGCACCAAGAATTAAAGGTTCTAAGCATTTCTGCTTGACACAGAGAACCAATAGTAGATTCTACAAAGATGGTCACTAACTCTTCTTTACTTCGACCCTTTAATTCGTTCTTTCTAATCTCTACTAACTCTGTGGTTCTCTCGTTAATCAATTCGGTTACTTTGGTATCGAAGTCTTCGAGAGCGGTTTCATACTTCTCTTGCTGTTCTAAGTTGGCATCGCTCTTAGGCTTTTTGGGTTCTTTTGGTCGTTTAGCAGTCTCCATAGCAGCGCGTCTAAGTTCTAGAGACTCCGCTAAGATAATCATGTTGTAGAGTGCTTTTTCCTCTAAGTTCTCGTAGTCTGGTAACATGGCGGCGTGATTATCTGATTCTTTATCTCGTAGCTCTCTCCTTAGAATCTTACTAGCTTTGAGGGCTTGCTTGCGAGCATGAGATAAATCAGCATCACCGATAACTTGAAGGTATAAAACCAAAGGGGTTTTACCACTCATCACAGGTTCACCTTTACCATCTACTATCGTAATTTCACTCGTCCATTTAAATAATTTAGTTAAATCCATTACTTTCCTCCCTATAAGAAATGAGGCTATAGCCCCGTATGGTAATACCATAAAGAGTAACTATAGCCTCCTTTTCCTTAACCTTTAGTGGCTAGTTGCTACTTAGCGGTTTTTACTTAGAGCCGCTGTAAACTATACATCTTGCATCATTAGACCTAAACCCAAATGTCTGGGTTGCATTTCCACCAACATTGGTAGTATGTCCCTCAGAGGTGATGACGAGTTCTGGTATATAGACCGTCTTTAAGACAGGTCCTCCAGCGCATCCACTTGCGGGTTCTAACATCTGAATTTCGAGAGAAATAACAGACGCAGTATACTCACAAGTTCTAAACTCATAGACACCAGAAGGTACCCCATAAACACCAGTCGTGAATAGAGCAATTAGAGCTATATCAGTATCCAAAACTGAA